GATGTGTCCAGCCCGAACCTCTTTCGCTCCCTGACGCACCGCTCGCGTTATGCGCGTGCGGAGCAGGTCGCCCGCGTAGAAAGAGTACACAGCGTCCTCCTTCAGAAGCCGGTGTGCCTTCTTCAGGAAATCGTCGCACACGATTGAGTCGTCCTGGATGACGAGTCCGTATCTTGCCTCACGGTCGATTGCGAGCCATGCGCGACGGCATGTGTCCCAGATATTCTGCCTCTCGTCGTAGACCACGGGAACACTCCCGCCGAGACGCTCCTGGAGGTAGGGGATGAAGTGCGCCCTATCCGGATGAGCCATGATGACAATAGAAAGTTTGCTCCGCATTGCTGTTATTATAGCAATAGAGACACGGGCGAGAGGAGGTCTTTCAATGCGTATGTGTCCAAGATGCGGGCAACCTTCCAGCGAGACGGAGTGCTATTGTGGAGCGCGAACGGTACAGGTCCAGCCGACTCTCCCAATCGCATTTCCGCGCCAAGAGCGCGAGCAGCAGCACCTTCCCTTCGTGGAAGTGCTCCAGCCGAAAGGAGGTGAATCCCTATCTCCCGCATGAGCCGCAGAGCTTACGGGTCCAACTGCAAAGGTCCGCGTGAAATGCGCGGACCTTCTCTATTGTGGACTAGGCGAGAATCGAACTCGCGTCCGAACTCCCCTCCCTGCACGAATCTACATAGCATATCTGACGTACCGCGTCAGCTCGTTTTGCGAGGCTTCTCAACCTCGCTGCCTACCTTCAGCTTTTACGATGAAGGGCGGCGGGTTCTTCCTCCACCAACTACTGTGATGATGCCGCAACCGATACCAGTAGTATCTCTCGGCGCGACAGTTCTATGCGAAGACGACTGAACGCTGTGCGTCCGCGACTGTCGGATAGAACGGTGAGCGAATGCTGTTTGCATTTCTCTTTTGCGACCGTCCTTTGAGGTCGCCTTAGCAGCTATGCACGATGCAAGGAACAGAGAGCCGTCAAAGCCTGGCTAGCCCGTATCCCCATTATACTCTCCCAGGTACAGCTTCCCGAAGCATTTATACACAAGGACGTGCGCGACCTCGATGATGAGCCGCTTGCAGTCGCCCTCGCGCTTCATGCGCTTCGCACGCCGCACGACCTCTCCCTTCTCGTTTATGATTCCCCAGCCTGGGTACAGGTCTTCCTCAACTTTCACTCCGTCCGCAACGATGAGGTAGTAGTAGTCGATGCCGGTATCGCCGTGCTTGCGGCGAATCTCGAAACACTCCTTGCATTCAGCGACCGCTTTCTCATACTCCTCGACCGTGATGCTGGTGAACAGATGCCCCTCTGGTCGCTGCATCATGTGGAGGTAGCACTTCTCCTCCCGATGCGCTCCGACCGAGCGGCGATACACCTGCTTCTGCTTCAGGCAGATGAGGTCATTGCGCGATGCCTTAGCCTCGATGTAGTAGACCGTCTCCCGTCCGTTGCGCGGAGCTTTGATACCGAGCGCGTCCGCGTTGCCGTTCTCTGTCGGAACTTCCTTCGCATAGATATGACAGCCCTTTTCGTACAGCCAGCGAATCGCGGTGTCCCGAAGGTCCTTGTGCTTCTGTGTCATGCCGCGCTTCGGCGGCGGTGCGAGAGGTTCCATAGATTAGTGAATGATGACGGTCTTCAGCACGGGGACATCTCCGTCCCTCTCGAACACGAACTCGATGCGCTTCCCTGGACCGCGATACCGTATCTCCTTTGCCTTCGGGTCCTTCGTGGTAGGAGCCTTCGCCCACGCGCCGTTCGCAGCCTCCTGGAGCCATGTGTGGACCCCCTTCGGCTTCCATACTTCTTCTGGAACGTGCTGTGAGGCGCGGTCGATTGAGCGCGGCGTGAGGCGCACCTCCGCGAAGTGGTACTCAATCGGAGGCGGAGGAGCAGGAGCCAGCTCCTCCAGCTCTGCTTCGTCGATGAGCTTTCCGAGGTATCGAATCTTCATACCTTCGCGCCATTTTTTCTAAGGAAGGCGAGCGCATTCTCGAACCCTCTACCTCCTCCGGAGGTGCATGCAATCGTGATAGGCGGGATACTCTTATCGGGAGAATATAGGACAATGTGCTTGTTCAGACGGTATCTCCAGCCCTGACGCTCCAGCTCTGCGAGAAGCTCTCTCGTCTCTTTTCTCATATCTCTCCGACTGGTCCTCCGCCCTTTGCTGCTGATGCCTTCATGGTGTCAGCGATGAACTGCTCGCGTGAGCCGAAGGGACCCTCGACCGAATCCAGGTCCCGACCCTGGAACCACGCATCAGAAAGCTCACGGTAATAGGCTCCCATGATTGCGTAGTTCATCTGCGACATCGACGGGTCGCTGTACTTCCACAGCCCCTCCGTAGAGAGGTCCCTGCGCTCCAGGATGCGGATTGCTTCCGGACGCACGGCGACGTTTCCGAGACGCTCCAGAGAGAGTTCTCCGAACTCCTTGTACCGCTCCAGGTCGCCTGTCTTCGATTTCGCCACCCCAGCAGATGCGAGGAAGTCTTCGTCCGGATAGAGGTCCTTCGTATCGACCTCGACCAGGAAGACGCTCGCCATGTGGTCCTTCCCTGCCGCGTTCTCCGCGTAGTAAATCGAGTAGGCGCGGGTGAGGTACACGAATCCAGGACGGCTCATGCCGGAGCCTTCCCAGCGCGACACCTTCGCGCCGATGCGGTCCCTGAATCCTATGCGCTCGATGAGGTCCGCAGACTTCGGGCAGGTTGCGTGATAGAGCTGAACCTTCATAGACCAAAGTGATGCTGGATATTCACGAGCGACTTGATACGTCCTCCGATGCGCTCCTGACGCTTGTGCAGGATGTCGAGATACTCCCCCTCGGCTCCCTTCATTATCGCCTCCTCGACATCAGTGAGGAGCGACTGCTGGAAGTTCAGCTCCGGAACGAGATACGCCTTTAGTGCTGTTTCGTCAGCTTCGCAGAGTTTGTGCATACTCTTATTTCTTTACGAGCGATATTTCCACGAGTAATCCTTCGGAGGTCAGACGAGGCTCCATACGCACCTTTCCCGCACGGATGTCGCGCACTATTGAGTGAATCATCTTGCGCTTGCGGCGACGGTCGAGCCAGCGAGTGAAGAAGCTCCTGCGCCCATGACTCCGTAGAAGTACGGGATTCTTCTTGAACGCATCGAGGTTCCATGAGCCTTGCGGGATAGTCTCACCACGCCGAGCGAAGATAGTCCTGTCTCCTTCAGGCGCAGCAAAGTCGCACCCAATGAATGAGCGCGGGATGTGAAGCGTGCGAAGGATTCTCTCTCGCATTCGTTCCTGCTTCCACTTCTCCTGCATGCGGAGAGCTTCTGTGTATGCGTGAGGGAAGTAGTCCTTGTCCTCATCCGAGGAAAGATGATACGCGAGGTGTGCGCGGAGCGATGCAGTTGAGGAGGGCAGAAGCGAGTCCAGCTCCTCTTTCGATGTGTGCGAACGGAGAGCTTCGATAACCTCCGTGCGATTGAGAGTGAGGGGATTCATACGCCTACACCAGCTCCAAGAGCCGCTTTACCTCGTGCTCGTTGATAATGATTCCTCCTCCGATACGCTCGGAGATGATTGCCGCAGCTTTCGCCTTGCGTGCATCGGTCTCACCTATTGCCCAGGCGAGGAGGTATTTTAGTGCGAAATATGTCATGCGAATATGGCTACCTGATAACAAGTAAAGTGTATCGCACGGTCGCCCAGAAGTAAAGTGTAGGAGCTAGGGCATGTGGATAGCCACGAGTCCCCTATATATACGGTCCACCTTCTCGACGTACCCGCAGGAGTCGTATGCGACCCCGTGCTTGTTCACGCCAGCCCTGCACGGTCCGGTGTGTCCCTGATTCCAGATGAGGAGAATCTGACGCTCGGTGAGTCCTTCATCGAGCCATTCCTGTATCTTCGTTTCAGCGACGTACTCCGCGTTCGAGGGAGTCTGCTCTGCGACGTATCCGTACACGTCCACGGAATACGCCCGCCATGTTGCCGGAAGGAACTGATGACACCCACGCTCGCCTGATTCACCAGGCTTCGAGCAGTCGAGCGTTCCACCTGTCTCACCTATGGCGATAGCCTCCGCGAGGAGACTTGCCTGACCCCTTCAATCGGGAATCGGTAAGGCAGGTTCGTCGTCTTCAGCCGACGCTTCAGGCTGCTCCGTGTTAGGGGAGTCCGCCTTCACTATCGGCACATTGCTTCTCGCTGGCTCTGGAATGGTGATGATGAGCATAAGTATTGCGAGCACAACGACGTTGAAGATTATATATTTTCGGTCTTGTGTCATATGTCCTTCGGGCGACACTTGCTGCAATACCCCTTCTTCAGCTTTCGCTTTTTCCGGCAGGTAAGACAACGCATGAGCCTTTGTACCTGAATATCGTATCACGGAATCGAGCAGGTCCAGGGGACCTACTGGATAGCCGCAAGTACGGTTTTGGTAATCATCCCGACGTAGTAATGCGCGTCCTCTGCTGGATACTGACCGGAGAAGACCCACAGGAAAAAGCCGAGCGCGTCGAAAATGAGGAACCCGATGACTCCCCAGACGACGAACAGAACGTGCTGAATAAATCTAGTCATGCTTATTTGCTACTGGTATGTATTCAGTATCGGGCATGTGCGTAGAAAGTAAAGTGTAGCCCTGTGGACAGCGAAAGTTAGTTGAACTCATGACCGCATGCAGGGCAAGTATGCACTAGCTTCGTCTCTCCCTTCTCGCGTTCCTTCTTCCCTTTGATAGGAGCAGGGTCCTTCACCTTATCCATATCGACACCAGTGAGCGAGATGAAGCCCAGGTCCACATCCTGAAGGTCGATGACGAACTCCGAGTACGTCTCCTGCGTGATGTTGCCGTAGTTCGAGGAGATTGCGAGCGTCTTCTGCTTCGCCTCCTTCTTGTTCTTTGCGCTCACCGAGATGTACGGTAGCGGCGGAATCTCATAGCCTTCGTACTCCAGCATGGCGAGAGCCTGATAGCGTCCAGTTCCGTCGATGATGTACTTCCCCTCTCTCCAGATGTGGAAGGGAGCGAAGAATCCGAGAGTAAGAATACTCTCCTTCAGGTCTGCGATGTCGCGCTTCTCCGCCTTCAGCAGGTTCGGCTCAAAGGTCTTCTTCAGAGCCTCCCACGAAAGCGTAGGGAGTTCAGAGAGTGCAGGGTCGATTGTGATTGTCTTGCTCATGCGTCTAATGCTTTTACCTTCTCTTTATAGTACCGCAGTTTCTCCTCCAGCTCCTCGATTGTGAACACTCTCTTGCGCTGCTTCAGTCGGAACATTTCCTGCACTACATCGTCGCCATACTTCCGGATTGCCCACGCCATGTATTTCTTCGCGGAGTCGTCGTGATTGAAGTAGTTTCCGTTCGATGTCTGCGGCGCGAAGTTGCGTTCGTCGTACCACAGCTCGTTCCCTCCCAGCTTCGCGTTGCGCTCGGTATTGTTGAACAAGTGTCCGCAATGCACTTCCTTCCAGTGCTTCCAGGAGCCGTCAGCCGTCATCACATACCCGTGGACGTTCGCATCTTTGCGACGAATCCAGACAGAGAAAATGGTCCAGAGCTTCGTCTTCAGTTTTTCCTCGTATGTTTTTTCCTTCTTCGGTTTCGGATTCGCACGCCGCCTTTCTTCAGCAGCTTTCTTCTTTGCGATTGCCTCCTCGTATGTCGGTCGGCGTATGCCGGTGCGTCGCATCATCGTCGCTTCTCGATTAGTGAGATGACCTTCCCTGTGGTCGGGTCCTTCAGTATTGAAATAAGATGCCGCGACTTGAAGATGAGCTTCTCGTCCTCCATGTACACATCGAACTGACAGCCCGCCTTCATCGCAAGGAGAGCGTCGTCAGGGAGCGCGGCAAGAGCCGAGTCGATGAAGCGAACGAAGTCAGGATTCGGCTTCAGCTCTTTCGTCTCGACCATGTAGAGCATGTCCTTCATGTCTCTATGATACTACTTCCGAGAGCCTACGCCCGCTCAAAATCTTGTTTCCGTTGCGGAGCACCCAGCCGTGATATGGGTCATCGACGAGCTGGAGATTTTCCGGATTCCCGAAGCGGTCGAAGTTGCCGCACATATCGACGACGGCGCAGTAATCCTTCCCAGGGTAGAGCCGGATACCGCGCCCTATCATCTGCACGAAAAGCCGCAGCGACATCGTAGGGCGAGCGAGGATGATTGTGTCGAGAGCAGGGTAGTCGAAGCCCACGGTGAGCGTTCCGACGTTGTAGAGAGTCTTCAGGTTCCCCGCCTTGAAGTCCTCGATGAGGCGCGTGCGCTCCGGAATCGGCGTGTTCGCACAGACGTATCCAGAGAAGGGCGTGATTGAGGCGAGCTGCTCTGCTTCAGCGACCGATTGCACGAAGACGAGGCATGCGCGGCGACCCTTTGCGAAGGCTTGCTGCACGATTCCTGGGATACGGTCCACTATCTGATTGCGAGTGAGGAACTCGCGCACAGACTCCTCGGTATACTCCGCGCCGGTCGAGTTGAAGCGTAGCTGCTTTGCGTCGTATTCGAGCGGGAGCGGCTTGATGCGTGCGAGGTATCCCGCCTCGTACATCTCATACGGCTGCGTGATGTGCAGGAAGCGATTGAAGAATCGTGGAGTCTCTCGATTCAGGAGATTTATCTGCGAGTATTTCGTCTCGGTATATGGGTCGTTATATGTCTTCATCCGGTACGGAGTAGCGGTGAGTCCGAGCACTCGCGCATGCGGGAGTTGCGAGAAAAACTTTCGATACTGCGAGCCTTTCTGAAAGCTCCCCGACTTCTTGAATGAATCCTGCTGCGGAGGGACCGTATCGCACTCGTCCACGATGATATGCCGCACGTCCTGGAACAGCTCCGGAACCTTGCAGATGCTCCCAATAGTGGCGAAAGTGATTGCTCCGCGTTCCTTGATACCGACTGACGCGCTCCATACGCTCGCTGGCTCGAACTCTGGGTGCGCCTCGATGAGTTCCTGATACTTGCGGTAGTTCTGCTCTACTAGCTCCTTAGAAGGCTGTAGGACCAGCACAGCGTCCTTCAGCTCCTTTGCGATTCCGCCTATCATGACGGACTTCCCCGCGCCCGTAGGCTCGACCAGCACCGGACGAGTGCGGTCCTTCCCCGTGAAGAAGTCCGCAGCGAGGTCGATTGCCTCTTTCTGGTACGTCCGGTACTCCAGCATTTTACTTTCCGTATCGCTCCGCCCGCTCCTTCTTCTTGTCGAAGGCGACCACTCTCTTATCGAGCTTGATGATGCGATTCATGAGCTGACGCTCCTCCATGCCGAACTTCTTTGCGAGTCCGCAGAGAAGCTGATAGGCGAGCAGGATTGCCTGTTCCTTATTCGCGTCGATGTGGATGCGCGTTGCACCGCCTCCGGTCTTCAGTGTTGCCTTGATATGCGGCTTTGTGAATGGAAATCTCATGGTGATGATTGTTATGCCTCACGCTTATAGTGCCGATTGCGGTGTTGCTCTCGCAACTCCTGGAACGTCTGACGACGTGCCGCCTCACGCCCCTTCTCCTTCTCCAGGGCGAGATAGTGCTTGCTCTCTGGGAAGATGTACCCGTTGTCGGTGAAACACACCTCCTCGACCATTTTGAGCCACTCTACGAGGTCCTTCAGCCGCTCGAAGGAAGTCATCGAGTTCACTTCCTCGGTGATGTGTCCGGTCGTATCGTAGAGCATGAAGCCGACGCGCCGCTTGATTTCGTCAGTCGCCTTCTCCAACTCTGCGGAAGGAATGTCCTCCTCCCAGAAATCGTACTCTTGACGGAAGAAGTAGGGGACTACCGCACCACGGAAGAAGCGCAGGGTCTTTTCCAGCTCCCCCTCCTTCACCTTCGTTATCTCCTCGACTGTGAAGTATTCGCCCGCAGACTTCTCCTGAAGCCGCTCCTGCATGCGGCGCAGGAATACCAGAGCCTCCGCACGTTGCACGCGAAACATCTTCTCCAGGAGAGCCTCGATGTCGGTATCTCGGTCGAGGAAATATATATTGCGGCTTTGGCTCTTGGTAATCATGGTGCGCTAGAAGGGAATATCCTCTGGGTTGATTTCCTCGTCGGGGAACTGGATGTCGGAGCCGCCGCGCTCGTCCGTGTCTTCTCCTCGGTCCTCACGCTCGCTACGGCTATTGCCTGGTGCGCTTGGTCCGAACTGGAAGGAATCGACCACTATCTCCGTCCGGTACTTCTTCACGCCCTCTGCTTCCCAGGAGCGAGTCTGAATGCGTCCCTCGATGTATACAGGGCGACCCTTCTTTAGGTACTGCCCCATGACCTCTGCGGTGCGACCGAACGCGACGATGTTGTGGAACTCAACCTGCTCCTGCTGCTGACCGTCCTTCGCCTTGAAAGAGCGGTTTGTTGCGAGTGCAAATGAGACGACTTGCTGACCAGACGGTAGAGCTTTCAGCTCTGGGTCGCGGGTGAGATTGCCGTAGAGTAATACTTTGTTGAGATACATAGAGAGCTAAAGGATTATTTTTTCATAAGATTCGTCGAGCTTCTTCAGGAACTTCTCGTAGGCGACCTTTGCCGTCGCCATTTCCATGATGAAGTCCTGTCTCCTCGTCTCGACGATGAGGAGAGGCTTGTGAATGAACATCGGACAGTAGGAGACGAAATCTATCGCATCGCAGTCGGGGACGGTGATGTATCCGTGGATAATCTGGTCCCTGTGCTCTGCCGGAATCCCGCCCTCCAGGAGGTAGCGGATGTGGGTGTTCGTATCCGGACATTTTATCTCCGGCATGCGCTCGATAGAGGTCGTGCTCCCCTTCCTCATCACTATACCGTCAGGAGAGTATCCGAGGCGACCGTTCTCGATGAACGCACACTCCTGGACCTTCAGCTTCTTCTCCTTCGCATATGCGGCGCGAGCCTCCGGTTCGAGTTCGTTGCCGCGCTCGACATGCTCGCCCTTCCAGACGTTCTTCTCCTCGCGCTCCGTGGTCATGACCGCGAGCATCTCGTAGAGGAAAGCGTTGCCGGTTCCCTTCACTTTCTTCGCAACCGAGCCGGTGAGCTTCCCCTCGCGGAGGGTGCGCCACTCATCCGTCTTCTGGTCGCCTTCTATGATGCGGTAGCCTTCGTCGGAGAGCATGAGTTCTTCTTCTCGTTATAGACCTTCACCACCTCTGGGTCCTTGATGAGGGCAGGTTCCAGAGCCTTGTAATACTCCTGGAGCGGCGCAAGCTCCTTGAATGCAGCAAGAGTGTTGAGCACCTCATCGCGGCGTGCATCAGCAGCAGGGTCTTCCTCAATCTGAATCACCTTCTCCAGGTCGTACTGCTTATTATCTTCCTGCTCGATGCCGGTGAAGATGTCATCATAGTGGTACTTCACGCCCTTCTTGATGACGGTCTTCAGCACCATTTCCTTGAACCAAGCCTTCCACATCATGTCCGTCTTTGCTGCGCGGCGGTGCTTCGCAATCTCCTCCTTCGTGAGAATCGTGAGATGCTCTCCGCGCTTGTTGCGGACGAAGAAGAATGCGCCCTTGAAGTTCTGGTCCGTGAGGTTAGCGAACGGGTCCTTGATGACATGCTTATAGACGACCTTCCCGCTCTCGTTGCCGGTCGTGAACTCATCTCCTTCCATGACGATGCCGTGGTCGAGCACCGACTCCGGATACACCAGGAGCATCTTATTCTTGTACGCCACATAGTCGTAGCTGATTCCGGTGTTCTGAAGCGTGATGTGCTTGCCGTCGAACACCAGACCCTCTCCCTTCACCCGCTTGAAAAGCTGCGCGAGGTCTTTCGCCTTCTTCGTCTGCATCCACGGGTTCTTCAGCTTCCCGTCCTTCTTCTCGATGAGGAGTCGGATACAGTACGCCGCGAAGCGTTCCGCTTCCTCATAGTTCTCGTCCTTTAGAAGGTCGAGGATTGCCTCCTTCGTCAAACCTTGCTGTTGTGTCATGCTGATTTCGCTAACTGGTAATACTCCTACATTTTACTTTTTCCTGGGAACTCTGCAAGCACTAATCCCCAGCTTCCTTTTCTATGCGGATGAGGATTTCTTCCAGGCGGACCGGAGTGAGCCGCTTCTGAAAGCTCATGCTGCTGCGCTTGCGGTCGTATACGCCAGCCGTGAGTCCCTTCCTGCTGTCCCATAGGTCGATGAACGTGCCGTGTCCCTGATACCTGACCTTGCATTCCTCCGGACGCTCGAACTGAATCTCGAATCCGTAGCAGCTCATCATCCCTGGGATGTCGGCGTTAGGAAAGTTCCCTCGGCTGTGAATCGTAGTCATAGCGATTCGTGATGCGGTAGCTCTTGAAGCCGTGGTCGTCCTTGAACTCGCTATGCTCGATGACCCAGCCGTACCGATTCTCCAGATTGAAGATGACAGCGTGGAACTGCGTGAGCCATAGCGTGCGGCAGAAATACTGACCGTTCACCCAATCACCCTTCGCGTCCATGAGTACCGTCAGGACCTTGTGAGGCTGTGTGCCTGGCTTCGGGTACGTCGGAGCTGGAGCCTGGGAAAAGAGAGATTCTGTCATAGGCTACTTGCGGCGACCGACCGCGATTATCGTATCCTCGTAAACGCGCACACCTGGAATCTCGTGCATGCCCGCATCGACGAACTTCTGCACGACGCTCTGGATGATGTTCTTCTTCCAGGCTTCAGCGAGAATCGCCTTGATGATGTCGGGCGGGAGCTGCTCGATGTGGAGGACCTCGCCCTTCATCTTCTTGCGAGCTGTAGAGGAACCCTTAGATGCGACTGCGTGCGTTGCGACCGGCGCGACCTGACGCACTGGCTCCGCGATAGCCTCCTCGCCCTTCTCCTCGCGCTTCGCGTTCGCTGCGTCGCGGATGTCATCGAGACGCTTCTGCTCCTTCAGGCGAGCAGCTTCCTTCGCGTCGAGGTACTTCTTCATCGCGCCCTTGATGATGTCCTCGACCGCCTTCGCCTCCTTCACGCGAGGCATGAACATCGCGTTGATGTTATCGACCTGCTGATTGAGAGGGTCCACGAAGAAACGGCGCACCTTGTCGATGTGCGCTCCTTGCGTCTTCACGTCTGCCGCGAAGTCGGTCGCTGCCGCGTAATCCTCCTCCGTCTTGATGACGAGAGACTCCGCACGCTCGCGGTTCGTGGTAATAAACGTCTCCGCCTCTGCTACCTCAATCTCAATAGGGCGGACTTCTAACTCCTTCTTTGGTGCTGGTGTCATGCTTATATTTTGGCTATCGAACCCGAATAAATCACTTCGTCTCGTACTCTCCGCGCCGCATGCGGGCATCGAGGTAGCGAGAGAGTTCCTTCCCCTGAACGACGTACCGAGGGCGAGCGTCAGTGCCGACGTTCGTTCCCTTGATACGACCATTCCGGATATGGCGGAGGAGCATCTGACGCTGCGTATCCTTGTTGCGTGCGGACATAACGCCCAGGTCCACGCACTCGGTCGCAGAGTAGAACTTCTCCGGCTGAATCTTTGGCTGTTTCATACCTCTACACTTTACTACACATCTTCGGAACGGTCATCTCCGTTATCCACTTTGCAGATGCACTTCTGCGTATCGACTCCTCGCTCGACGTTGCCGTCCGTATCCACACCGTCTACGGAGACTTCGCCTTCTCCGCCGCAGAACTCACACTCACCCTCCTCTCCCTCCTGCACTATCTCGGCGCAGCGAGCGCACTCTGCTCCGATGTGATGACAGGTTCCTCCCTTCGGGTGATGTACGACGGTCCGACCGCTCTCGGTATGAATGCCCTCAATGAGGTCCACCGGAATCTTCTCGCCGCACGAGCCGGTGCAGTTCTTCTCCTCGCGGAAAATGAGAATCATTCCCGCAGCGAGGAAGCCGAGGTCCATGAGGTGCATTCGGTTCAGTACGCCGAGGTCCTTCAGCTTCGCTACTATCTCCTTCGTCTCCGGAAGCGCGTTCAACTTCTCTGGGTCGAGATTGCCGTCCTCTCCCACGATGTCGGTACGACCCTTCATCTCTGCTCCCCAATCGGTGAGCAGCTTTCCTACCGCGTCCTTATCGACCGGCTGCTCGTCATCGAGCGGAATAGGCTTTGGAAAATCTGTCATGCTGTTTTGCTATCGAATAAATCGGATGCTCCCGCACCCGCGTCCGCTCCCTGTGAGGAGCAGCGCGGACGAATGAGCTACGGCTTCATCAGACGGAACAGGTGTTCCAGCTCGCCCTTCTGACTCCGGAGCACTTGAAGATTCATCTCGGTCTGACGGACCGCATCGCTCCAGGAGGTATCGAACTCTGAACGCTGGTACTTTGCGCGACACTCGTGCTGGTACTCTAGGTTCTCCTCCTCCTTGCGAATCTTGCGGACGATGCGCTTATGCTCGCGTGTCAGGATTTCTCCGACGAGCTGTGCGTCATCGTGCGAAAGCTGGGTGATGTCGTAAGTCATATCTATGCAGCCGGAGTGAACTCGTCTCTACGGCTCACATGATAGATTCGGAGTCCTCGACCAAACTCCTTCCAATACTCGCGGTTCTCGTCGCTCATGTTCGGATTCGCTGGGAAGCCGTCGATGTGCTCCTGAACGTAGTTGCGAGCGTCTTCCAAAGAATCGAAGTCTTTAGTTGCGAACGTCGCTACTCGCGGGATAACTCTCCAGAACGTCTTTGCGTAGATTTCCATGCTTTTGTTGGCTACCGGATAAGTGAACAAGTAAAGTGTAGCGCACCTGGGTATAAAAGTAAAGTGTAGAAGCCTGAACTGTGGACAACGAAAAACCGCCCCGTGAGGAGCGGTCTTCCGAATGGAGTACCCTTGCGGGTCCAGATAGCCGCAGGAGCATGACTTCCTGCTCCTGCAAATATAAGGCTTTACGCGCCTCCAGACAAGCGCGTAGCTGTTGATTCCGGAAGCATTGCCTGGATAACTCCACTGATGCTGCCGAGCCTTGCGTCGCAGACCTCTCCCTGATTGTCGTACCACGAGCCGCCTTTGAGGAACTGCCCGCGCTTGTGCCGCGCTCCGGCATCCTTCTGAAAGGCGTAGCTCTCATAGCTCTGAATCTTCGAGATTGAGGAGGTCGCAATGAGGTCGCCGTTCGGCATTTGGATGCGCGACATCTTCCCTATCGCGTCCCATATCGACTGCGGTGAGGTGTACCCTTCGAGTATATAAATATCGCCGTCGTAGAGAGTGATGATGTGCTTCGTGATTTTTTGTACTTTAGTCATGCTTGATTTTTTATAGCACCGCAACGGCAGTCTTCGCCTCCTCCTTCTTGTACGTTGCGTGCAGCTTAGGAATAAGATTCTCGAACCATTGCTTGCGGAGCTTCGCCGCGCTCATGATGTTGCCCGCCCAGAACTCGTGCGGAGCGAAGCGGAGTGTCTTCCCGTTCCGGATGACCTCGCCTCCCTGGACCCAGGCAATCATGAACTCTATCTGCTCCGGAGTCGCCTCGTCAATCTCACGGAGCTTCCGGATGTCTTCCGCCCACTCCGATATGTTCACCCTACGATTCGCAACGAGCGGGAAGTTGAGGATGATTTTCGAGAGGAGCATCTCTGCGAGCATCAGGTCCTCGTCAGTCCACTTCTTCTCCTTCACGACGACCGCCTTCTTCGCAGCGACCTTCTTTGCTTTCTTCTTTGCGCGAGGTGCTGGAGCCGTAGCTTCCTCCTCCTCACGGTCCTCATCATCGTCTTCGATGTCAGGCATCTTCGCAGCGAGTTTCGGAGAGAGAAATATCTTTCGCTTCTTTCCGGATACCTTCGAGTAGATGAACTCCTCCTTTTCGAGTGCCTGAATCCAGCGACGCACCGTGCGGTCGTCCACAGCGTAGAGCTTCGAGAAATACTCGTTGCTCGCAAAGCAGTACCCGCTCTGATTGCAGAGGGCGGTTATCTCCCCGTAGAGGAGCTTTGCATTCGCAGGGAGGTCCGGTGCGTATCGGACTTCGGCGGGAATGATTGCGTAGTAGGATTTTTTTATAGTCATGCTTTCAGCTACCCGAAGGTAAGACCATGATACAGCACCCGCTTCATGAAAGTAAAATGTAGACTGTGCATAAGAAGGGGAAAACTCACGGAGCGATGCGAAGCATCCGACGTTCTTATTCATCTGTATTATTCAATGTATTATTATGTGGACATTTTTGTCCGCCGCAGCCGGACATTTTTGTCCGCCTTGCTGGACATTTATGTCCGCATGCAGACCACTTCCCCACTCCCCTTCCCTTCTAAACCGCCCACTTTGGCGGTTTTTTGATACCTCCATGCGGTAGGGAAGGGGAGCGCGGCTAGCCGAGATTCTACGCAAAAAAGTAAAGGTCGTGTGAGGCTCTGTGCGCCCCGTAGCGAGGTGCAACCCCAGACCCGCCCCTCTCATCCTGAAAGAGAAAAGCACCTGCGAGAGGTGCTGAATCTCTTGAATCCCGATGTGTCAGGACCCTACTTGCCCGCGTATGGCTTGTCAGCGTCTCCCTTGTTGGAAAAATAGAAGACGAATGCGCCGGTCGCAAGGAGCATGAACTGGTCCACAGGCAGAGTGCCGAGAATGAATCCAGCACAGGCGGTAAGTGCGAGGAGCAGGAAGACGAGCTTCGATGCGGAGGTGAGCAGTTCTTTCATGGTAATAGATTAGCTAATAGTTGCGATGCTCTGCGGACCCCAATGCTCACCCTTTAGGTCGAGCAGCTCCGGAATCGTGGAAGTCATCTGCTCCCACTTTTCGAGCTGATACCAGAGGACCGCCTTCGCGGTGAGCGGACCATAGAAGCCGGTGATGTATTCCGCCTTCAGCTTCCCCTGGTCGTAGAGGAAACGCTGGAGAGCGAGGACGGCATCACCCTTTTCGTTGAGTCCGCATGCAACGTCAGGCTTGCGGTCCACAACCGGAGGCTCGACAGGGACCGGCGCATTCTTCTTCTCAACGCGTCCGGCGTAGTAGCAACGCTTCAGAAGGAAGTCGAGAGAGATATAACGGAGTCCACGATTGCCGAACTTTGCGGAGTCATGAACGGCGAAACGCTTTACGCCGCCCTCGGTGAAATCACCTTCAGGAATGAGTACCACACAATGACGGACCCCCGCCTCCTGAATGTTCACGCTATCGCGCACATCGACGTATTCACGCGACCACTCGTTCGTTGAAGCATAGAAGAAAATCGGGATAGCCTTACCAGCAGCAACGTAGGATGCGATGCGAGTGTAGTCGGTAATCTCGAAGTGATTGAAGCGGTCCTTCAGCACAGGGTCGCCCGCGACATACTTCATCGCTGCCGCTTCTGCCTCGCGCATCTTCTCCTTCGTAGGGAAGTCAGCATGCGGAGAGACACCGCCGCGAATCTTATCCCACATGTCGTATGCGATGCTGCCTTCCTGCGGATAGTTCACACGCTTGCGGTATGCGCGGAGCTGCGACTTCAGCTCCTTCTTCGTGATGATTCCCTCGTATTCGAGGGTCGTGAGGAAGCCGTGCGGAACGCACGAGCCTACATACCACTGATTGAAGTCAGTCGCGCCGAGCTTCGTCGGTCGCTTGTGCTTGAAGGGGACTACCTCTCCGGCTCCGGCAGGAGGAAGCACCTCCTCGTCTTTATAGTCTGACTTGCGCTGCTCCTCGGAACGGGTGTCCGGCAGCGCATCCCTGGAGACAATGAGGTCTTCGTCAATCATGCCTCTATTTTACCTTCTTCGTTATCGCATCGGCAAGGGTATCACGGACCTTAGTTGTGAGTAGGGTAAGACCCTCCACGCCCAGGAATCCGCCACTACCGGCAGCAGCAAGGGTCATATACTCGTTATGCGTCAGGTACATGGCGATGAGTGCGAACATCACACCGGAGAAAGAGGAAAGAATGGTGAGGAGGAGGAAATCCATGAGTCCCTTCGTCTGACCGAGACGATGCGCGTTGATAGCGTGCGCGAGCGCACCGAATGAGGCTAGGAGCATGTGCTTCACGAATGCGCCTATCGTGATAGATGCCGGTTCAATCATTCTTGTATTATATGCCCTCATCACCCCATTCTGGACCTTTGTTCATGTGTAAAACATGAAAGAAAAATCCCCGCGTTAGCGAGGATTCTTTCTGTCATGCGTCGTCTCTTACGAGATGCCGCACATCGGGAGCGTTGCCTTCAGGAGAGCCGATGCGGTGAGGTAGTAGTCTACCGGAATGCACTGACTGAACTCCATTAGCTTTGCCTCCAGTCCGTAGTTGAAAAGCTGCATCATAAGAAGCTTGCTATCTGATAACAAATAGAACGTACCACGGAATCCACGAGAATGCAAGCTACTCGATGAATCCGGATACCTCCACGGCGAAGGAGCCGCTCACAGTCTTTGCGGGAGCAGGTTCAGGAATGACCTCCATGTAGGCGAAGACGGTCGATGCGGTCTTGCCGTCTGGATTCTCGACCACCAGAGTCCGGAGACCGGAAGTGCTGCGAGACGGAGCGACGGCGGTGAGGGTCTCCTCATCCACGAACTCAATCTCCGTGCAGAGTTCCCCGTCAATCGTAATCGTCGCGCCCTCCATGAACTCCGTTCCGTACAAGGTGAAAGGAGTCTCTACGTCGAGAGGCGAACCTGCCGGAGAGACCGAGGTAATAGTCGGAGCCTTATATGGCGTATTGAAAGTTTCCTCGTCTCCGTAGGCGTACCCTGCCGCGTTCTGCGCGTATGCGCGGACATAGAAGACCGTCTCCTCCGGAAGCCCTGTCAGAGGAATCGAGTGCGCTCCTTCAGCGAAAGGACCTCCGGAATCCTCGACCGATTCCGCGTACCCCGATGATGCAGGAGCGACGTTTCCAGGGAGACTTTTTGATTCGGTGTCGTAGACGAAGCCGATGACATCGACGCTCTCATCGCCGTCGTCTGTGATGTTCATGTTTCCTACCGCGCTCGTCGTCTCTACTTCGGTAATAGCCTCCGTGGTGAGAGTCGGAACGTCCGGAGCCTGGGTCGTGAAAGACTGCTCCGAGCCGTAGGTATAGCCCGCGCTATTCTGCGCGTATGCCCGATAGTAGTACGTCGTCGATACCACGAGTCCGGTAAGGTTGCGAGAAAATGCGCCTGTGCCGAAAGACCCAGCCTCGTTGCTGTCGTTCGCATATCCAGAGGAACCAGGAGCGACGTTTCCAGGAGCCGACTGCGAGGACGTACCGTACACAACGCCGCGCTTCGTAGCGTTCGCTCCTCCTGTTGCGTCGATGCTTCCGTTCGCGGTAGCAGTCAGCTTTGCAACGCTCGTTGCAGCACCAGTCGATACGGTAGGGAGGTTTGCGAGAGTGGTGAAAGACTGCTCTTCGCCGTATGCGTATCCCGTACCGTTCTGCGCGACGGCGCGGTAGTAGTATGTCGTGTTCGGTGAAAGACCGGAGAGTGAGCGAGTGTGTGCTCCGGTTCCGAATGAGCCTGATTCAGTCGATGAGCTTGCATATCCGGACGAGCCAGGAGCGACGTTTCCTGGTAGAGACTTCGAGGAAGTATCGTATACGAAGCCGCGCATCGTAATCGTGGTCGGGACTCCGGTGTCGGTGATGTTTCCGTTCGCGGTTGCTCCTGAAGAAGTGATTGCGGAAGCCGCCTGGGTCGTCGTGGTAGGGACCGCGTTCGCTGTCGCGTGTTCAACGACGAGCTTAGGGTCGTTCGTCGTGCCGCTCGTCTCTGACATTGCCCAGACACCAGCGTTGTTGTTCGCATAGTTTGAGCTGGAAGGCTGCGTATTTGTAATATCCCAACCACTCCTAAGAGCGAACTTGGTATATCCAGTCTTGCTTATCCAGCCGCGACCAGTCGAGTTGAGGGTGAGATTCTGATATGCGCCAGTAGACGCTGCGTTCACGTTGATGTCAGTCGCGGAACCAGCAGTTGAACCGACCGCCCCGTAATCGTTAGCAACGATAGCCGTACCGCTCGCCTGGGTGCTCTGTACGAGACGCGCATACTGGAGTGCTGCCTGACCACCACTTCCGAGAGCTTTAGAGTTGAGCCATGCGCTAAAGGTTGCAGCAGAGATAGTATCGGTGTCTGGTAGTGCGCTGGTATCGAAAGGGAAAAACAGACGAGCACCGTAATGATTTCCGGAACTTCCATCCGGCCAGTTTACGGCGTAGATAGGGTCTTCCGTGTCGATATGGCTGAACTGTCCGCTCGTGCTTCCGCTCTTTGTACTTGCATTAGGCGAGTTCACGACATCGCTCCAGCTATCCTTTCGCGCCCAAGCAAAGCCGTCTCCCGCAGCAGCGTAGAAGGTACTCGTGGTGCTGCCGATACGTCCAGGCTGGATATTTTTCGGACCGTGTATGTTAGTCATCACCGAGATGTTGTGCTCGATGACCTGCAAGATTGCCTCCTCTGGGTCCTCACGGAACCTGTATGCGGTCTCCTGACCGTCTTCGCCCGTTCCTACGCGAACGATGTCTCCGTTCTCATCAGGGACCAGAATAGGAGGGTTGTAGATAGGGAAGCGTTCAATATCGACGACACCACCTTCACCGAATCCAATCTGCCTTCCACGATGAAAAGCACGAGCGTATACGACGACACCGCCCTCTATAGGCTCCAGTTTCACAATCTCTATCTGCAACCTGCCTGGTCGCTCATACCGCTTCGCCATGTCGATACGAGCAATCTCCGCGCCCTTTATCGTTGCGCGTTCCTTGCGGCTCCTCTTGCCTTCTATCAGCTTTCGGATTCGCTCCTTCATATTGTTTATGCCGTCTCTGACGATGAGATGAGAGTGAACTTCGAGAGCACCGCGTCCCACCAGAACTCCGCATTGAGAGTCTTACCCGATGCGATTGAGGTATCGAGTGCGACACCTGATGCGGCGAACTTCGTACCCCAGGCAACGGTGCGGATACCTCCTGATGCGGTGATGCGGAAACGGAGACGCTGGAAATCGCTCGGAGTACCGAGAAGATAGGTACTCATGTCCGTGATGTTCGTCGCAAGAGCGGGGATGACCACCGCATCCACATCATCGACGTTATAGGCAGGAGTCGCAGACGAAGCCAGGGAGACTACGCGTGGAGGTACGACAGGGATGAGTTCAGCAGGAATCTTACCGTCGTCTCCGGTCGTAGGAATCTTCTTCGCTGATGAAGTGCGGACGCTGAAATAAAGGTCCCCGTTGAGAGCGACCCAGCCGTTCGCCGTGTTCCAGCGAGACGCACCTCCTCCCGATGCCTTCGCTCCGTAGAGCACGGTGTAGTAGTTGTCATCGTCGTGGTCTTCCGTCTCGATGACGACCACATACCGCTCACCCACCACGAGCAGGTCGTAGTCGATAGGGAACTCCATTTCACTACCGAGGCTTCCCGCGAGCCAGTCCGTCTCTGTGATGAGAGCAGTAGCAAGAGCAGGTCCAGTAGGGAGGTCGTCGTTGTCTGCGGCGTAGAGTGTCGCGTTGATGTCGTCAGTAGGCGAGCCGGTATCAGCACCAGAGACCAGAATGAATCCGGTCATATCCTTCGACTTCGCGGTAAATGCCTGGGAGACCTTGTATGCGTGTCCTGAAACGTCAGTCCTGCCGAGGGCAAGGGAGCCGCGCTCTGCGATTGTCATGAGCATTGCTCCGTCTCCGTCCGTACTCGTGTTCCACGTTGCGCTCAATGGGTTCGAGGTGTATGAGCCTACGCCCGTACTCTTGAAGACCTTGAATACAGAGTCATCCTCGCGGGTTCCGGTCTGCACAATACCTATCTTGAAATCACTATCTCCTGCATTTATCCAGCCAGGCTGATAGACGCGGGCAATGAGCATGTATGCAGTCCCAGGAGTGTAGAGAGAGCCGTCGAGATTCAGGTCCACCCAGTCGTTCACTGGAGCACTCCCTGGAGCGAAGGAGCCGACTCCCTGGATAGAAGCGACCGGCTGGTAGCTGCCGTTCACCGAGTACACATCGAAGACAACGCCTCCCTGATATTCTGGGTTGCCGAGCTTCACGCGAATAAATGGGTTCGCAATATCAGGCATGACGAAGACCTGTCCGCAGAAGTTAGAGCCAGCATTCGAGGGATTGCCTGGGTCCATGACCTGATAAACCTGCACGGCTCCGACCCCCTCATCGGTGCTCACTTCAGCCACAGGCTCGAAGTCCTCCGCGTTCGATGCGATGCCGTTCGGAGGGTAGTAGCCCCAATCGAAGTCTTCGGTCTGGAGAGAGATGACGCTCTCGCCGTTGTACATCTTCAGGATACGCTCCGTTGAGTTGTACCAAATATCGCCCTGCTGAAGGTCAGTAGGGTCGTCCGTCATCGGAATAGTACGGAGGATAGAGGAGCCGAGCTTCACTGAAGGACTCGCACTCACCATTGAGCGCACGTCCGTAATCATGCTCTGGGTAATCTCTGAAGCACCGAGAGGTACGAGGATGTTAGCAAGACGGATGAATGGGTCGCTTCCGAGAGCGACGGAAATCTCTGCGTCAGTGAGAGCTGTCGCAGAGGAGCCGGAGATGACCGTGAGCACGACCGCATTGCTGCCCGCCGAGTTCAGGGTGTCGCCGGTAATGACTGACTGAAGGACGCGGAGCACGACCGCATCGTTGCGCTGTGCGAGTCCGACGTTCGCTGCGACGGCTGCGGAGAGCTGATTGTCCTCGGTAATGATGATGCGCTGCGTCTCTCCTTCAGAGAGGACCTGGGTGCTTGCCGAGCCAGGACGAGCGGTGATGTTCATGCTTCCTCCCGCTCCCTCTACGAGGAAGTCCCCGCCCGACCTCCACGCTGCGAGCGTAGCAGCTACAGTATTGAAAACGCCGTCTCCAAAGAGAATCCCTGCAACCTTGTTCAGTTCACGGTCGTTGTATACCCGATTCGCGCTGTTGAGGAAAAATATCATAGCTTTAGTATATACCAGCCTGGGTACTGCACCACGCTATCCCCTGTTGAAATAGTGCTTGCCGAGGTCGTCCAGAGCGGTATCCATGTCGTTTATTTTCTTCAGAATGCCGCCCGTCCCTGGACGCTTCTGCATGCTGGTAAGGTTCAGACTGATAGAGCGCGTAAGGTAGCCGTCCTCCATTGTGTACGAGACGGAATCCACGCGGACTGTATTGCCTGGAAGCTCCACAAGTGGAGACTTGATAGCGAGCAGCACGCGGTCTCCGCAGTTGAGGTGCGGAGTGAAATCAGGAGTCGGCTGAATCTGAACGTCGATTGTCGGATAGACCTGATTCATTCCGGAGAGCTGCTGCGCGGTCTCCAGGGACGCGACCTTATAGTCGGTTGAGAAGGCTTCAGTGCGCCCGTAGTTGCTCTCGAAGAAGGCGGAGAAGCCGTCCGGAGCAGCGTTCACGAACGTCGGTTCCTGGTCCTCGCCCAGCTTCACACCGAGCGTTGCACGGGAAACGTAGGGAGCCGCGTCATAGTTCACGTTGAAGGTGTGAATCGTGTTCTGCTGACTACCCTCCTCGTATGAGAGCTTCACGATAGTCCCGTCCTCCGACTGATGAATCGAGCGGGCGATGCCCACTCCCTCCGGAGAGACCCCGCGCACGGAGCGCACGATGAGGAATCCGATAACCTCATTCCCTACCTTCGTATACCGAACCGCCCAGCGTGCGTATATGGACTGGATGATTTTCTGAAGGGAGCTGCCGATGTCATCACCGCGAGAGAAGGTAAGGTCTGCCTGGTACTGGTCGCTGATTGCGGAACCTTCACGGTTGAAGAATACCGGAATCTCGCGCTTCGCCTTTGCCGCGTTTATGAGGTCCTCAACGACATCGAGCACATCTTCCGAGGAAGTGAGATTCATCTCTGCATCGAGAATCAGCTTCGAGAAAATCCACCTATGGTCTATCGCCTTGAACGTGCCGCCCTGTGCGGTCGTACTGAAGCCGGTGATGATGCCGCCGAAGATGATGCGCCCCTCGTCGTCCTCCACATAGATATTCTGATATACGCCGATGCCGGTCTCATTCACCGCACGCACAATGCCGAAACCTAGCGTGAGGGTGCTGAAGTCGTCGATATTGTGAGTGATGCTCAACGAAAGAAAGTCCGACGTATCGAACGTCTTTATCTTGTTCTTTCCCAGGAAATCATAGAGGTGAATCTTCATGCTAGTTAGGAATCACAGAATCAGATGAGTAGAGGAGGATGTTCTCTCCTTGCTCCAGGCGGATATAGTCTCCCTCCGCATACGCAGAGATGTCCCTGCCTCCCTGGTCCTTCATCGTTCCGAACACTCCGTTGATTGCGAAGAAGCGATGCGAGCCAGCGAGCGGCTGAAGCACCTTCACATACGTTCCATTCGTCAGGTTCGTAATCTTAGGATTCACAATAACGCCGTCATCGGAACCGTACATATATACCGAGGCGATGCTCGGAGTCTCTGCGTCAATCGTCATCTCTCCGGATACGAAGCTGCCCGCAAGGTCGAAGGGAATCTCGGTAGGGAGCTGGAATCCTTCTGCAAGAGAGCCAAGCTCTCCGAAGTAGACGAGAGGATTCTCGTCCTCGATGAGGAGGTATGGGAAGTTGGAGCGCACGACGACCTGGAAGTCGAGGCGGAACGTCTCCTTCAGCCTACGGTCATACGAGACCGAGCGCACCGGAGTCGCGTCCAGGAAGATACGGCGACCGGCAGGGTCCGTAAACGAGAGGCGAATCGTGTTCCGGTCGATAGACGGGAAGGACATCCGGTATTCCTTCGATGCTGAAAGACCGCGTGCGCCCTCCCAGGCGTATGAAAGAAGGGAAGTCGGCAAAGTTTCCCCGTCGAAGTAAGAAGTCTCCGGAGAAAGGCTTTCAGGAGGGTCCTTCACGACGAGAAGACGGCGAGCGTGGAACTCGTCAGAAGCGGCTGCTCCGCTCCCTGAATCGCGCTGCACGCTAACGATGATGTGGTCAGTGCCTACAGGGAGGGTCAGGCTGGTATGAATACGAACGGTCTCTCCCGATTCAATCGTTTCGGTCGCCTCGCTGTCTCCGAGAGCCATATCTGAAACGTCGAAAGCCTCTACCTTCAGGGTGAAGCTGCGTGCGTCGTCCGCGTCATTCTTCACGTCCATTGCGGCATGGTACTCGTCTCCGTCCGCGCCTTCAGGAGTAATCTCGTGCTCGATGACTGCTGCGACCGTATCGTCTGCGACGACCTTGAAGCCGAGATTGCCGTCCCGCGTGAGAGCGGCATCGAGAGCAGCCCAGCCGAGAGTCGAGACGAGGGCATTCGGGTTCGTTGCCTCGTTCGTCGCAAGCTCCGGCTCGATGCGCGTAGAGGATGCCTCCTTGCCGTAGCCGGTCGTGGAGAGCGACATGATGCGGTCGAACTTCTCCTTTATTGCCCAGACGTGCGCCTCATCTTCCCCGACAATGACACCACGAAGGACGACGGAGCGACCGGAATAGTAGTACGGCATGCGGAACTCGCCGTGCGCTCCGAGCTTCTCTACGTTGTTTGCGCGGATGTCTGCCTCGAAGGTAGGGAATGACTGGAGGGCGATGACGTTCTCTGCGTCGGTCGCGTGGTCGTTCAGGACGATGCTCTCGCCTGTGTCATGATTCCGGATTGTGATTTCAGTTCCAATCATAGGCGTTAGCGGATGAACTTACCCAACTCGAATCCAAGTATAGCACTCAACTCTTTCGGGTTGAGGTTCTGGATGCGCTCACCTCCGACGTTCACCGGCGCGGTGATATTCGTATTGTTCGTGGTGCTGCTCGATGCTCCAGGCTGCGTTGCGAAGGATGCTGCGCGTGCAGCGTTAGAGGTATTGCCGGTCAATGAAGGGACCGTCAGCTCACCGATGCGAGCCTGTGTAGACATGAGTGAGCGGAGAGAGTCAGCGACCTCTGCGTACTTCGAGATTGTCGCAGCCGCCCATGCGTCGGTCTGGTCGAGACGCTTCGAGTCCTCTGAAGCGAGGAAGGCGGTAAGGTCTGCTTCGTAGTTCTTCTGCGTCTCAATCTTCGTCTTGATGAGAGAGACCTCTGTGATGAAGGAGTCGGTGAGGACCGCGAGCTGCTTTGCCTGTGTCTGCTCGAAGCGAGTGAACTCATCGAGTGATGCGAGACGACGCTGCTCCTCAATCTCTGACTCCAGTGAGCGAAGCTCCAGGACCTTATCGAGTCCCGCCTGTGTAGCGTCGATACCGACCTCTGCGAGCTTTGTGCGGATTGCAGCGATGCGCTCTGACTGCCTTTCCTCGAAGTCCTCACGGGCATCGAGAATCTCCTCCTGCGCCTTTATCTCGGTGCGGATTTCCTTGCGTGCGTCCCCGTCGTCAGCCTCGCGGAGCTGTGCCTTCAGGTCCTTGATACGCTGCTCTGCGTCTACGAAAATCTGTGCTGCGCCCTCGACCGTTTCCTGGACGTTCGATGCGATGTCAGTGCTGAACTGCTTGAAGGCGGCGTTGAGGTCATCCTGAAGGACCCTAGCTGCATTCTTTGATGCGTCGATAAGGCTCACTACCTTCCCCTGGAGCTGCTCTACCGCCTCTGCTGCCTTCTTCGCGCCGTCTGAAACGCCTCCAGGACCGTTGAGGTCTTCTCCGAGTCCCTTCGATGCGTCTCCGGCTGCTGCTGCGCTCTGCTGGAACCTCTGGAGCGCATCATCGTATGCTGCTGGGTTGTATGCCTCGATAATGTCATCACCGGCAGATACGAGGGTATCGTTCACCGCTCCCCACTCTGACTTCACGGAAGAAGCGAACGAAGCGAACTCGTCCTTTGTCTTTGAGAAGTCGAGCGCACCCTTAGCTGCCTCAACTGCTCCCTCGAAGTCTCCGCTAAAGAGCTTCAGGACCGCCTTACCCGCGTTCAATGTGCTCTTTACCACGTTGCCCATTGCTGTGAAGTAGAGCTTCTGGAATCCCCAGGTCGTCTTCGCAGTTGCGACGAGAGCCTGACCCATTCCAAAGAGAGCCTTCGTAGTGCCGATAATCATTTTCGCACCCCCGAAGATTGCCTGTCCGAAGATACGCATGCCGCTCGCAGCGTCGTTCGCACCAATGAGCATCTGACGATACTCCTCGATGAGGGTCGCTGTGGTAGGGAGGAGAGCCTGACCGATTGCAGCCTGGAAGTCCCGTGTCTCTGCTGCTGCGGTGCGCTGGCTGTTCGCAACGCCGTCTGCGGTGCGGGCGAAGTCTCCCTGCGCGTCGTTCGTCTGACGGAGGATGAGAGCCTGTGCAGCGAGGACGCGCTGCTGCGGCTTCAGTGCATCCTTCGTAGTGGTGATGAGTCCCTGACGGAACGCTTCCTGGCGGAGAGAAGCGTCATCGAGAAGCACACCGTAGCGACGGATAGGCTCCGTCTCTCCGCGAAGTGCCGCGCCGATTGCGACGATAGCGTCCTCTGGTGAGGTGTTATAGAACGAGGCAAGGTCCGAGGACAGCTTCACCAGGTCAGTAGAGAAGGTCGTGAGGTCGTCTCCCGCGAGTCCTGCCGACTTTGCGAACACGGCAAACGTACCTGCGGCATCGAGCGCAGCCTGGCGGGAGATACCCATTTCACGAGCGGCGTTCTGCGCGAAGGTGATGATGTCCTGTGCCTCTCCACCGAAAAGCACGCCCGTCTTCGTGAGCGTCTCGTTCAGGTCTGATGCAGCAGCCGACGACTGACGAAGGAAGTCCGTCAAGAAGCTCGCGGCGCGGTCCACGATTGCGAGGGCGAGAAAGCCCTTCAGTACGTTCGAGAGTCCGCCTATCGTCTTCGTCATGCGGTTGCCCGCGACGATGTTCTTCTCCATTGAGCCGGTGAGCTTGCCGACCTCTGCCTCTGCCTTCTTCAGCTCGGTCTTCAGGTTATCTATGTCGCCGGAGATTTTGTACACCAGCTCGCCTACGGTCAGTTTCTCGTTCATACCTTCCGCTTCTTAGTGATACCCGAAAAGAGCTGCTTACGCAGAGAGGCGACCGTACTCTTTGCTGACTCACGAGTATTGTTCATGAGTTTATTATACGTCCCTTCCTTCATTCTCCCCATTGCTTCGAGGTTGAAAACCGTCTCGAAGTAATACTGCTCCATTTCGTCGTAGTAGAGCTTTCGCACGTCCAAAAGAGAAAAGCCGTACATCACCATTGCGGCGACCATACGGCGTAAATCTCTTAGTTCGGTACTAGCGGACTTTTTTTTTTCGAGTCCCCGCTCATTTCCTTCAGGGCGCGGAAGCGATACTTGTCGAAGAATCCGAGGATGCCTAGAGCTTCGTTGCGCGTGAGGATGTTTTTCAACTCCTCTGCGGTCATCTCCGGCTGGTAGTGCTGGAACAGGACCTCAACCTGGTCGAAGACTGCGACCATGAATCCGTTGAGCTGTGCCGCACGCTCTGGAGTTCCCTCCGGTGCGGCTTCCTGTGCCTCCAGTGCTTCCCGACGTGCCTGTAGTTCAAGCAGACGCTCAACCTCCTCCACTGTGTATTCAGCAGGGAACTTGTACTCCTTCGCCTTATCACCTTCTCCGAAGCGAACAGTGTGATGCTGGCGAGTCTTGTAGAGGTCGAGCACCGGCATGACTAGGAAGTCTGCTCGTCTACTATCTCGACGATGTTGCCCTGGAAGGAAACCGCCATGATAGCAACGTCATCCTCCTCGTCTCCGGCGAAGTCGATAGAGAGAGGCTCGAAGTTCGTGCCGCTCTCGATGTCGATACGGAACTCATCACCGTTCGCGTCCGTGTTCACGATACGCATTGCCTTCAGGGTCTTAGAGCCTGAATCGTTGAAGGTAATCTTCTTCGATGCGTTCGGAGTGTAGTCGGTCGTGATAGTGAGGACCTGATTCTCGGTCGTGATGTCCGTGCTGTCGATGAGCATGATGCCCCAGCGACCCTGCGCGTCCTTCATGACGTAGAAGTCGGTGTCCTCGACGAGAGCACCGTCAGTAGCACCGGATACGGAATCAACCGTAGGCGAGCTGCCGTCTCCGTTCTGATTAGTGAACGGAAGGAACACGTTGAAAGCCCAGTCGCCCGCAGCGACGGTCTGCACCGCGTTGTTCACGACTGCACCTGCAACCGTGGTGAGATTCACCATGCCCGCGTCGAGCTTGGCGATAGTCTCCAGGTTCACCTCTGCGAGGTCGAAGTTGAGCTGGAAACGCTTGCCCTTCACGAACTTGCGGAGGGAATCTACGTTGTCAAAGGCAATCTCCTGATTCTCACCCAATGCGGTGAGGACGGGATTGCGGAGCGCACCGACATCAGTGAGGCTGTCGAAGTCATCACCGAGGAGCACGCGGACGCTACCCTGGCGGATAGCATCGGGAACCTGAATAGTGGTCTGTTTCATCTTGGTAAAAACTAAATGTGTAATGGTCGCGCTCTAGGCAGAGTTGGCGATGCAATAAGTATACAACCTCTGCGGCTGTCTATGCAGTCTTGATGCTGAATAACTCCTTGTGGTCCTTCAGCGCAGCCTTCGCGTCAGAGCGAGAGAGCGTGATGAGCTGACCTGGCTGAAGGTCCCGACCCTTGAACTTGCCCGCCTTCTCTACGGCGAGGGTCATCTTCCCTTCCTCATTGAAGCCGTCTGCGGTCCGAATCGAACGGTTTTTTGATGTAGTCATACGATATATTTTACCCCACCTTGAAGTAGTAGGAAATCGAACGCTGGTATAAGTTGTCGTCGTAGTTGAGTCCCAGGTCCGTCTCGGTCTGCTTCTGGGAGTACACGACGAACACGCCCTCATCCTCCTTCCCGTGGTCCTGGTGAAAGAGGTCTGCAAGGGCGGTTGCAATCGCAATGGTGTCCTGGTGCTTAGTCGCAAAGATATTGAACTGCACGTCGATACTGTTCGCGTTCGGGAAGCGCGAGCGCGAGAGGATGTATGAAAAAGCGAGTGCCTTGCTGAAGGTGATACCGCGAGGAATGACCGGAGAATAGGCGTGGTAGCCTCCTGCGCCGTCAGTAAGGAGAGCCTGGAGCGCAGGGTCCGCGATGATTCGAGCGTAGATGTGGTCCTCAATCTGCATATGTTTATTCTACCGCACTTGTGAACTTCACTTTTACCTTCTTAGCCTCATCCCTGAATATCTCCTTGATGCGCGGCTCGGAGTTCGCAACGCCCTTTCGGAACATCGCACGCGGAGCCTGATAGCGCGTGCCGTACTCGACATGCACCGCGTAATCGACCTGTGCGCCTCCTACAACCGCTCCGGAGTACACTTCCGACTTTCCCCAGGCAACGTCCCTAGAGGCGATTGAGCGTCGAAGCATACCCGTCTTCACCGGAGTCTCCACTTTGATGTTGCGCTCCATGACGCGAGCGGACTTCTTCGTCGCACGGTCTACGAAACGCTCCAGCTCTTTCTGGACCGCCGACTTATTGCTCTTGAAAGTTATAGATGCCTTGAAAGCCATAGTGATTTCAGTTGTCCGCCGCGTTCGCATGAGCAGAAGTTGAGACTCGTCTTTCCTGCTGTGCCGGTCGTAGAGTATCCCTTCCCGTAGCAGAAATGACACTTGCCGTATGCCGCCTCCGCTTCATTGTACCCCTTCAGGTAGCAGTCCTTCTCTCGCTGGGTCTTAGGCTCGCAGCTAGGCATGGTCGGTGTAGCGAGCGATGACCTCCTTGTGATGCGCTGCTGCACGACCGGCGACCTTGTTCACCTTGATGACATCGTAGTTCGCGCCGTCATAGACAATGCGCTGACCGCGAGCGACCGCAATCGCTGAAGTGAAAAAGAAGATGTCGTCGTCGGTATTCACTCGGATACCAGCGTCGGCAATCTTCGCTGTCGTCTTCCCGTTATGACGGCATGCAACGCCGGTGAGAGTGTTCGTCCAGCCGTCCACCACCTCATGACCGTCGCGGGTGCGGCTCTTGGTCTGGATGTTGCAGGTGTGAATGAGAAGGGAAGCGAAGCTCATGACTAAAGTGCGATACGGGTATAGCCGCCGATGATTGCGCTCACGGAAGCGAAGGCGGAGACGTGCTCCGGCTTTGCGTACTGGACCTGGTAGTCTCCTATCCTCTCCGATACGACCGTCTGGTCTTCCTCGGCAGTTGCGGGGAGGCAGTTCGCGGCATATACGCCAGCCGTGAGAATCGTTGCCGCTAGCTTGATGTCCTCTGGAAGCTCCTCGTTCATGCCGTGAATGGCGGTTATGGAAATGTTCTGCCTTCCGCGAGGGAAGCGTCCTCCGTTGCGGAGAGCGATGCGGGAGGTGTACGGCTTGTTAGCCGGATATTCGAGGATGTCTGCAACGCTGATATTCAATCCTTCTACCTCTACCTGTGAAATGGAATGACAGTCGGTGATGACCGTAATGCCGGTCCCGTCGCCGTCGTATAGAAAAGTCTCCTCCTCGGTCCGGTAAAGAGGGCGGTTCGCCTTTGCGTCGAGATAGCGACTCATTGCCTTCGCCCAGGCAGTAATCTTCGCCTGGTCGTCAGCCGGAATCGTTATACCGAGAAAGGCTCCTACGTCTGCGTGTGTGGTGTATGCGGGTTCCATATAGTGCTCTTTCGGGGAGGCGACGATGCCTCATGCACCTCCCCTGAAGAAAACTATAGCACCTCGGAGGGTCTACTTCTTCGTCTTTGCAGACTTAGTAGTGGACTTCTTCGTTGCCGTCTTCTTGGCTGCTGCCTTCTTAGCGACCTTCTTCACCGCCGCCTTCGGAGCTGCTGCCGGTGCGCCTCCTTCCGGAGTGGTACTGACAGTCGCATCTGAAGTGGATGCTGGTGCTGAAGGTGCTGCGTCGGGAGTCGAGGTTGCCGGTGCAGACTTCCTCGTGCTTCCCTTCTTGCCTTCGCTAACGACGCGGGCGTTCGCTGCGCGAAGACCAAACTCATTGCGGAACTCGATTGCGCGGGTTGCCTTCTCTGCGTTTGCACGCATGGTCCAGCCGCTAATCCCGAACAATCCGTTGCGCTCCGAGATGACCTTAGTGAACTGCTTGCGCGAGTTCTCTAAGACCTGCCCGACCTTGTATTCCGTAGTCATGCTTCAGGCGATGACTAGGAAGCGGTGAGCCAGCCGATAACGCTGTCGATGTTGCCCGTCCAGAATGCACCGTTGTCGTTGGAACGGACGTAGGCAGCGAGGCGACGACGAACCTTGACCGCGAGGATGTCGTGCTTGAAGTCGTCTCCGTGTGAGTTCGTGAACTCAATCTGGATACCACCCTTGCGTCCGACATGGAGCTTGCGGAAGTCGCCCACGAGGAACGTACCTGCTGCGACCCCGACGTTCTCAATGACGCGTGCGCCCTTGATAGTCGTACCGTCAGCAGAGCGGAACGGAGGCAGGATGTACTGACCGTTCGCGTCCTTCGTGAGGTCCAGTTCGTCTGCATCCTCTGGATTGAGGAGCACATGGGTTGCCTGGAAGCGACCCTTGCCCGACACCGCAATCTTGGTGATTGCAACGCGGATGACATCGTACAGGTTAGCGTCCTGCACGCGCTTCGTACCAATCGCAGCCTGATTGAGTACGGAAGCTGCACCGAAGACACCAGGAAGGTTGTCTCCAGTACCGCTACCAGTGAGGAGCTGGGAATCCACTACGAGATTCACGTCCTCCTGGAGCATCGTCTTGATAGCCGCGACGAGCTGCGGAGCGTCCTGAAGAAGCTCTACAGAGTGGCGGTTGATGACGGCGACCTTCTTGAGTGGAGCCTTGAACTCCTGGAACTCAAAGTCCTTCTCTGGAATCTCCTCCAGCTCGGCAGTCGGAAGCGGTGCGCCGCTCTCGTTCACCACCTCAACGTATGAGAGGTGCTCGCTGTCGATGTCGATGACATCGGCAATCTGCTCGATGAACGGAGTGCGAACCGGCTCGCGCTCGATACCAGGAACACGGGTAGGAACGAGCACGTCTCCGGTGAGCGAATCGGTCTCGGAGGTCGTCTTCACGAGGAAGTCGAGTTCCGCCTTATTCGCTACCTCGAACGTGAACTCCTTGCGCTCGTGCGCCTTCAGGGAGGCGAGTCCAGCCTTCACCTTCTCAACGTCGAAGGAAGCCTTCACCTCCTTGACGCTTGGAAGTCCGCCGATAGCCTTGCGAGCGTGCTCGCCAATGGCTCCGAACAGGTCTTCCATAGCCTTCGATGCCGCGACACCTGCCTCTGCTGAAGCGGTGCGCGAATCAGCAGCAATCTTCTCTGCTGCTGTGGCGAGCATCTTAGCAGCCTCCTCTACGGAACCTGCCTCCTCACCCTGGAACTCCTCTGCCTTCTCATCGTCGGCAGCGACTTCCTTGTAGCCCTCGGCATCCTTTATGAGGACACCCTTCTCATCGCAGTAGAGCTTCTTACCTGCGACGATGCGAAAATACTTGTACATACGGCTAATACTAGAAGTAATCGAACCTTTCTAATACCGCACCTCTTACAAGGGTATGGAGCCGAAGCTCATAGTATCGCGGACTTTTGGAGTCTATATATTCCTCGTGCGGTCGAGCTGACGGAGTGCCTTGTGCAGGTCCTCACGCGCCTTCAGACGGGAGATGCTGCGATTATTCTCCTCCCTCTCAATCTCCTCGTCAAGCACAGTTATCCCCTCGATGAGGATTTCCTTTGCTGTGCGCTCCTCCTGTTCCTTCGCAAGAGCGAAGCGGTTAGAGCCGATACCGACGAGTGAGCATTCGAGAAGCTCGCAGTCGTAAAGTATAAAAGCGTCGCGGTGCTCGTCGTAATCGACGCGGTGAGGAATGAAGCCTACGGACACCATGTTCATGTCGCCTTCTACCACATGGTCGAAAGCACGGGCAGCATCCTCGTACTTGACGCGGAACTCTGCCTCACCCACGAGGCGCAGCTTGCCTTCGTTCTCTGGGTCTGCTTCCTTCCAGACGCGAATCCACTTACCGAGAGGGAAGCGGTAGCTCTCGTGATTGAAGAAGAAGGCAGGGTTGCTCTCGAAGTAATCGAGAATCCAGGAGTCCTGGTCGATGATGTCGCCGTGGCGGTCCACAGTCTCGGTGCTCATCACGAAGATAGCGGTGTGCTTCTCGGTGTCGATAGAGATAGCCTTGCGACCGAGCTGAATCTCAATCTTCTTGCCGACCATATCGGTTGCCTTCGCCTTGCGCTCCTGGATGTGCTTCGTAGAAAGTTTCATACGTCTTTTTATTATACAGCAGGTGCGATAGCGCAACGGCAGTTTATTGTGGACTCACCTGGATAATGTTCTCCGTTCGAGAATGCCTCCTCTACAGGGATAGGTCCCTGCGCGGCATTCGTCTGATGCGCCGGACGGACCTTCGAGTCCCCTGCGGAGAGCCATTCCTTGCCGGTGATGATGTCGCTCTGCTTGAACGCTTCCTCGGTAGCCTGGCTCATGAGGCGACCAGTCTCGGTGCGGGCAATGGTCTTCGCACGAGCAACGCTCATGTCATCGAAATACTTGCGAATCATGCGCCCTATCTCATCGACTCCCTTGCCCTGCTCCATACCAGCAGAGATGATTGTCTTCAGCTCCTCGTAGTCGGTGTCCAGCATGGACGAGATGAAAAACTCTGCGCGAAGTTCCAGGGCGCGAAGCACCTCCTCTGTGGTGTAGAACTGCTCTGCGTTCTTCTCCTGGAATCCGTTTGCAGCGATGTTGAGGGTGTCCTGACCGATACGGCGGTACATCTCCTTCATGAGAGGGACAAAGATATTCTTCGCGGTAGGAATCTCCTGCACAACGTCGATGAAGCCGCTTGCGGTGAGTCCTGTCTCCTTCAGGAACTTCACGATGCGAGAAGCGAGTCCCTCGTTGTACACATTCAGGGTATCGAGGAAGTCCTCTGCCTTCTTGTCAGTGCGGTCGTTATAGTTCTTGACGTACCCGTCGCGCTGCTCCTTCGTGCGGAAGACAGAGTTGCGCTGACGCTTCACGGTGTTGAGCTGCTTTGCACGAAGCTCGTTCGCAATCGCGGTCGTTGCCTTGAAGCGGCGATAAAGGACCTTGCGCTTCTTCATGATACGGAGAGCCTTCTGACGGAGACGCTCACGGCGGAAGTGTTCCTGGACGGAGCCGAATGCACCCGCGCCTGAAGGAGTAGTGGAGAGTTCGTCGCCGCCCTCAATCTCGCCGTAGTGCATGAGGTCGCGTGCCTCGTTCACTGTGATGATGCCCTTGTCCTTCAGTTCGGTTGCTTCCTTCAGGAGGATGTCGCGGTCTTCCTTCACCGGATTGTCGTAGTCGAGGAACTTATCCTCGTTCATCTGTGCTCCGAGCTTGCGGTTGTTCAGCACGTCGATGAATGAGTCGAGCACTGGAAGCACCGCCTCCATGTAGTAGTTCACGCGGGCAGTCTTGCTGTTAGCGAGGTTCACATCGTCGCTCGTCATCATGCCCTTCGGGATGCGGAGGGAAAGCGCAATCTCATCGCGCACGAAGTTCTGCGTGCCGATGTGAGCCATTTCGGAAGGCTTCGCGGAGAGGACCTTGATGTCCTTCACAGAGCCGCCGAAGAATCCGGCAGCAGCCTCACCCTTGCCGTAAATCTTCGTCCACGCCTCGCGTGCTTCCTCTGACGCTTCGCTCGTGAGCGGGTCTACGTCCGTCATCACAGCGATGTTCGGCATGCCCTGGGTGTAGAAGGTCTGACTCTGATACTTCGATGCTTCCTGCTCGGTGAGAATACGAATGCGTGCAGGGCGCACGACACCGATACCGCGAAGGGGATTCACAGGGTCCGGATTCTTGAAGTGCAGCACGTTCTCCGGCTTGAACTTCAGCACATCGCCGTAGCCTGGACGATATTCGTAGGCGAGAATCTGCTTCCCGTCCTGGCTCATGACTATCTCAACGTAGTCAGGGCGCAGGGTGAAGACCTGCTCCGGTACGCCTGGCTCATCTACGGATGCCCAGAAAGCCTCTCCAGAGAGGAGGTAGTACGAAACGGAGAGCTTCCAAAACTCCTTCTGCGTCTGCTGCACGTTCGGATTCTCCAGGGTGTCGAGGAAAGGGTCGTCATAGATTTCCTCCGTGTCGCCGTCTTCGTTCTTGATGCGGAAAAGCTGAAGGGGAATCGAGGAGACGCTCTCACGAATCATCGAGACTCCCACGAACAAGTACAGACTGTTCCGGAAGGAGTGGAGATTCGATGTGTCGTAAAAATCCTCGAAGCCTATTCCCAGACCACCGTAGCCGAACGCGGAAATGAACGACGCGGACTTGCTCTTGATTGCCGAACCGCCTGATGCGATGCGTGCGCCGATGTTCCGGATGAAGCGAGGCATTTTCATATATCAAATAGTATAGCGCGAGTAAAGGGTTATCCAAGCAGTATTCCCCCACCTTTGCGGACCATGCCGAGGATAAGGTAGGCGCATGCGTCAGCGAGGTCGTCGTGCTCCTCGATGCCGAAGCCGGTGAGGTTCTCGATGACATCCTCTGCGCCCTCCTTCGGAAAGAGCACGCGTCCGGTCTTGATGTAGTAGCACGCTGCTTCGATGCGCGACTTCTTATCCTTCGTCGCCTTCATCGGAATGACTGACAGCCCGTTCTTCTTGAAGATTTCCAGAGCCGCCTTCTGGTAGTTCACGTCCTCTGGGTAGAACTTCGTGCCGAGCGGCATCATGTTATTCAGCTCGACTGCCTTCTTCACCGTCTCCTCGAAGCCCATGCGCCGCTTGACGTTGTTTTTCATGATGAGGAGGCGCATCTCACCCTCGTCGTTCTTCACATCCTGACCCTTCACCATTGCGGTGTAGTCCGCCTTCTGCTTGTCCGAGATAGCGAAGTCCACGCCGACACCTGCCGCCATTGCCTTACGCTGGAGCCATTCGTCAGGGTAATACTGAATCTCCGAGAGCTTCAGCACCATGTCCTCCTCATCGACAGACTTCAGGAGATACTCCCGCGCCCAGATGATATGCCCCAGACCTTCACCGGCGAGGAGGACCTTTTGCTTCTCCTTCTCGACCGCTTCCATGTCTGGATAGAGAGCCTTCCAGGTAATCTCTCCGTTCTCGTCGATGAGAGGGAACCAGAGCGTCTTCACGATGTCGCCCTTCGAGAGATGAGCGATGAGACAGTCCCGATGCACGAGGTTCCCGATGAGCACGACTTTCACGTTCTCCGCCTGTGTACCCTGCTTCGTCGCAGGGAGCACCTCGGAGAAAAACCACTCACGGGTCTTCTTACGCTTCTCGGTCGTCTTCGCGTCCTCAACGTCTTCGAGGTCGTCTCCGACGATAAGGTCGATACGCGCCTTCTTGAACTTGTTTCCGCGAATCTTCTGCCCGCGAGACTTTGCGACTATCGTGCAGTCGTTCAGGGTAATCTGATTCTCCGACCACTTCTCCCTGAAGTCGTGTCCCTTCTCGTCCTGGAGGATGATGCCGAAGTCGTGCCGGAGCTGGGTGTTCTCCTCAATCTCGTCGCGGATGTTCGCAAGGGACATCTGCGCGTCCGGAATCGTCGCGCCGATATACACAATGAAGTTGTGCTTGCCGTTGATGAGGGACCAGATACAGAAGGCTTCGAGGATAGTCGATTTCGCAGACCCACGGAAGCCGATGATTGCGAGGTACTTATTCAGGTCGTTCACGCTGTCGAGAGCGTCTACCATGTCCTTGTGAAAGGTCGCTGGAGGCAGCTCCAGGCGGTGTGAGAGGTAGTAGGCGAGGAAGTGGAAGAATGACTCCTTGCAGAGCGCAACGCGAAGGTCCTGCTCTTTGAGAGCGAGGCGGAGCTGGTCGTCAGTGAGTGCGTGTATAGCCATAGGTTATTTCTCCTTCGAGGGTAGCACCTCGTATGCACCCCACTCGGTAAAGATGCGCTTCACCTCTTGCTCGACGTACTGCTGACGCTCTGGGAGCAGGAGAGGATTCTCCCTGTCTCCGGAGTGCTGGTGCTTCTGCGGATGCTGGAACTTCATCAGAGCCTCGAATGCACGAGTGTCTCCACGACGCGCCTTTCCAATCTGCGCCATGACCATTTCCGCTTCAGGGTCCAGAGCAGCTTCCTCCATAGTCAGCTCCTTCTGCCGATTCTTCTTGCGTCCCTTGTTCAGCTCTGCGAGGTACTCGATTGCGTATCGCTCTACCGCGACCTTGAAGACAGTCTCGAAGTTGCGCTTCCCTGGAGGACGACCATTCGGATTCCCGCTCACTCCTGGCTGGAACTGTGTAGGCTTCAGTGCTTCGAGGCGACGCTCCTCTGGTGTCAGTGCTGGTGCTGCACCCTGTTTTTCACCCTGTTTTTCACCTTTTCCATTCTTCACAGCCTTACCGTCTCCCTTCTTCGCCGGAGCTTTCTTCGCTGGAGTCTTTGCCTTTTTCTCAACCTTGCTCATGTCTCTTACATTTTACCGCAAGAGTGCGTAGTTTCCTTGCGTATCTACGCGGCTTGTGTGGATGCTCGACGTTCGAGCCATGTATCTAAATCCTTCGGGTAGTCGAAGTCGTCGGTCCAATCATCTATCTCGACATAGTTCGTCGTCATGACGTGCGGGAGACGGACCTTCCTCCCTACGCGTCCAGTCATTGCGCGATAGTGTTCCCAGCCTCCGCAGCGAGTGATGACTCCCTGCTTGAATAGGTCTGCCGTATAGCGAAGCATCGCCTCATGACGGGTAAGGTCTTCCGGATAGAAGCTCTGTGCAAAGCACTCTCCCCAGGGTGTGCCGGTAATCTCCGAGGCGTTAGGGCGGCAGAATAGGGTCCACTCGCGGGAAGGGAAGTGAACGATAGTATCCATTGCCTCCTCGGTGAAGTAGCAGTCCCCGTAGAAGACGAGGGTGCGACCGTGCGGATTCCAGAGGTCCTTAGAGGACAGGAACTTGTCAGCATCCACATTCTCCTCCGGATTCAGCTTTGCGACCCACTGTGCCGCTCCCTTGACCTGGTACGCCTTCGTAATGCGCTTCACGACCACATAGACCTCTTTCACTCCGCGCTCGTTCAGGAGGCGTACAGTGCGGTCCAGGAGCCTCTCGCCCTCGATAGTGATGAGATGCTTCGGAGTGTTCAGGTAGTTTCCCCACCTGGACGCTTCACCGGCGCAGATGATTATTGCTCGCGTATCCATACTTCGTCAGCTACGTCCTTGCTCCCGTGCGGGTAAACATGCTTCTGGGTGAACCCTTCTAGCTTCAGGAGTGCGGCAATGTGGTGAGCGGATTTCTCTCCCTCGTACCGAGGTTTCTGACTCGTCTCGCAGATGATGACCTTGAAACGGGACAGGTCGCCGTATGCGATGATGTCATACGTCTCACCCTGCGCGTCCACGGATAGAGCATCGAAATCTCCCTCGTGCTGTACCTGTCCGAGCGTCATGCACTCAACCTCGAACGAGGATGCCGGTGCGACCCCTTTCTCTACCTTCAGGCTCGAAAGCTCGGATGATTCCGGATGCAGGTGAAAGGTCGTCTTCCCCATGAGAGAGCTGACTGCTGCCTCGATAGTCGGGTATCCCTTCTCACGGAGAATCGCAGCATACTTCGGATTCGGCTCGACAAAAGTGAACCGGAGTCCGAGCGATTCGTATACGCCCGCCTCCTGCCCACGATGTCCTCCGATGTGGAGGACATTCGTGCAGCCGTATTCCTTGAAATGGGACTCCTTACAGTTTTCCATACAGGTTGTGAGTGGTCCCCCAATGATGCTGCGCGTAGCGGTCCGGACCGTCCGTGCGCGACTTCTTCCCCTTTGAGTCGAACGGATAGAAGGTGTGCGGTTCGAGAATCATCGTATGGTCCGTCTTCTTACGCTCGATAACCTCGGTGAGCATGGTCCCGCCGATAGTGCTCCAGGGCGGCATGACCGTCTCCGCATTGTCCATGCAACGGATGTACTCCTGGAGTATAGGGTGTTCCGGAACGCTGCCCATGATTCCGTTTGCGATGCGACCCTTCAGGTTTGCCTCGACCGCAAAGAAGTCCGCGTGCATGAAGGGAGTGTTGTCGATAGGTGCGAGACGTTCTGTATCCGCGTCGATGTAGATACCTCCTAGACGTTCGAGGACCTCGATACGGACGACATCACTCGCTCCGTGATAGCACTTGTGCGCCATATAGAAATCGTACAGGCGGCGATTGAAAAGACCGAATACGTCGATTGCTTTCTCGTCCCAGAGAGAATACTTCCAGCCCTCCATGTTCCAGCCCTTCATGAGACTGGTCGGCATCTTCTTAGGGTCTCCTATCCAAACCTGGTGAATGTGTCTCGGTATCATAGTCCTGTGAGTGATGAATCGACGACACGAGCCTTGCGTGCGTCGGGCATTTCGCCTTTTGTATAAATGAGGCTCTCGCTATCCCTATGCTGCACGAGGGAAGGAGCAGGGTACATCGTGAAGATGCGACGCTTGCGGAGGAACTCTCCGATACGCGAGTCGTCATGACGGAGGAGCCGAGGTGAGTCCTTCCAGTATTCGAGCAGTCCGCCGATGACCTCACGGTTCAGGCAGATTGCGAGTCCGGACTTCATGCCGGTCCCGCGATGAAAGCCGCGACGCATTGCGGGAATGACGTACCCGTTGCCGGTCGCCCAGAAGTAAAACTGAAATGAAAACGAGCGACGCTTCGGGCGGTTATGCAGCGAGATGAATGACACCGCCTTCTTCAGGAAATCGTCTGCGATGAGGCAGTCATCCTGAATCGTGAGACACCACTTCTTCCCCGATTCGAGGTGCTGCTCCAGGCAGCGACGGCGAGTATCCCAGACATCGTTCTTTTCGTCCCATACCACGACGGCATCCGGAAGCAGCTTGTGGAGGTATTCCTCCACGAACTTCTTGCGCTTCGGGTGCGCCATGATATTTACGTTGATGTCATTTGTCGTCATATAAAACAGCGCGACGCGGCTTCGGTCGCATCTCTACATTATACTCCCTCCGGTACAAAGATTCGGTGTCCCTGTGGTCAATAAGACTGGGTATAGGGTAGATGATTTCGAGGCATTCGCGGCGTGCATACAGGTCTATTTCGTGGTCGTCCTGTGCTTCCCTCTCATCGCAGAAGGCGACCATTTCCTCGATACGCTTCGTCCTCATCGCAAGCGCAATCTCGTGGTAGATGTGTCCAGCCCGAACCTCTTTCGCTCCCTGACGCACCGCTCGCGTTATGCGCGTGCGGAGCAGGTCGCCCGCGTAGAAAGAGTACACAGCGTCCTCCTTCAGAAGCCGGTGTGCCTTCTTCAGG